TTTCCTATTTGTGTGTCAATGCCTTGATAATTAATATAACGGAAGCACATTCCAATGGGAAACTCCTGTGGAGAATCAGATCCATCAGTAGCTGACGCATTTATAATGATATTATTTTTATTCTTGTAACATTTTTGCCACTGCTGCAAAGTTTTCATCGGAGAAACTTATTATACCACCATATCATTTCTCTAAGTTTACTATCTGCTTCTCGTGTAGCAGAAAAATGAAAGATTTTTTTGCAGTATTTATTTTTATCCAAAATTAGTATTGGAATCTTATCAATATGAATACCCAAAACACAATTTGTAGGATTAATTACAGTTAGATTAGTTAAATTCAGTCGATTAAAATAAACATTCATAAATGATTGTTCATAATAATAAGTTCCAGTATGCGTTTTAATAATATCAAGAATATTTGAGAAGTGTTTTTTCATATCAGCAGTATTTATAAACGCAAATAATCCACAATTAAAAGGATAAATATTATTTTTAGCAAAAAAATCAAAATCTTCTTTACCATATGTCCCTAATGAAAAATACTTCGTATCGTGCATACGTATCGTGAAGTGTTCAACGCGAGCATATAATTTATGATCAGTAATTTTATTAAAAATACTATTTAAATGAATATCTACAAGTATATCTGAATCCACAAATAATACTTTTGAATATTTTGAAATATCGTAATCAAATATTCGAAGTTTCTTCATCGATGAATCCATTGCTCCCGTAGAATTCTCACATGGAACGATAATAATATTTTTAAACTCTTTTAGTTTATCTGTACATTCTTTTACCATACACTCATCGCATATAACCATAACATCTATAGAATTATGTTTTCGAAGCGATAATATCGATAGGTGTAAAAGACGTAAATATTTGGTATTAAATCCTATAGTGTAATACACTAATTCCATTATATACTTATTATATAATTATAGATTAATGAATATCTTAGATATCATAAGAAAAAAGACACAAAAACCTAAAAGTGTCCTTATAGTAATTGCAAAGTTTAATGAAGATATTACTTGGGTAAAACAGTTACGGTATAACTACAAAATTTATGATAAGAGCAAAGATATACCAAACGTTGGAAGAGAAGCTGAAACTTATTTGAGATATATTATTGAAAATTATAATAATTTACCTAATTACGTGGTTTTCTTACAGGGTACACCGTTTGATCATCTTAAAGAAGAAAATGTAGATTTTATCAATACCAGCATAGATTCATTAAATACTAGTGATCGCGTAGTAAACCTAAGGCTTCTAGAAGACGAACCACATAATTTATATACAAGAACTACTGAATCATTTACAGCATTATTTGATAGTCCTCTTCCCAATAAATTTAGTATTTCATATGGTGCTCAATATATTGTTCCAAAGTCATGTATCTTAAATAGAAAAAAGGAGTTTTATGAAGTCATTAGGAATGTGATGGTAAATGTAAACAATACAAAAGAATTAAGAACAAATTGCCTAGTATGTCCATGGACTATGGAACGAATGTGGCTTTATATTTTTGATAAAAATATCAAGGTAAAAGACGTTAAGTATTCTGACTTACTTTAAGGAAAATCGTCCATTTGTGAATTTTAGTGATTCATGCTGGTTTGCAACGACTTGACCTTTTGTAAATTTCCATACTACACCATTTATATCAGCCTTACCAAATTCATTAACTGCTTTTATAACGCCAGTCCAATTTTGCATATAATCATCTCCTATCATATCTCCACCATCGTTCAATAATGCCCAAAACGCATTAATATCAGCCTTTACAGGTTCATATTCATGTGCCGCATCAATATATATTAAATCTGCTTTAAGACCATAATAAGTTAATACTTCGGCTGCTTGAATACTTGAGATTGGAAATGGAGATACTATATCGTCATGTCCAAAATACTTAATGTTTTTTGTGAATGTATAAAATACACTTGGGTATCCATTTGATAAATTCAAAGATACTCCTCGCGTTGAATCATTAAGTCCCCATGTCCAAAATTCAGGAGCACCTAGCCAGGTATCTATTGCAAGAATACGTACATTTGTAAATCCCATTTTTTTAACCGTATTTGCAATTGTTATGCAGGACTTACCTTTCCACGAACCAACTTCAAAAATTATTAGAGGATCATTCTTATTTCGATTTTCAAGTGAACTACTTATAATTTTATCAAAGTTTCCATCCATCCATCCGTGTGTATCGGGAACATAGTTAGCAATATCCAACTTGTCAAATGCATTCTTACGTAAAATATCTAATAATTGACTCATTTAATCTAAAAACACAATTGATGTTCAGTATTGAAGCTCAATTGTGGGTTTAAAACCCTTAGAGTTTTTATTAAGATTCTTACCAATACGCCACCACCAGCAAGTGTGTGAACGTTTAGTTGGAGTACGCGAGGCCACCCATGCCGGACATGACGCGGAGGACGTTGTAGTTGAGCGCGTATACGCGTACCTGCGCCGTGCGGGCTCCCGTGACCGTGTTGAGTGAGACCGTGAGCTGTAGCGTGGCCTTGTCGATACGGGAGAAGTTGCAGCTGCCGCTGGGCTGGTGCTCCTCGGGGCGTAGCGCGAAGGAGTAGACGTTAATGCCCGTGGAAGGTGAGCGGCTGTGGTGCTGGTAAGGCTGGACCTTGTCGAAGTATGAGCCCTCGCGCTCCGTGAAGCGGTCCTGGCCGTTGAGCTGTAGCTTGGCTACCTCGACTGGGTTCTTGCCCTCGCAGCGTACACCGGAGTCTAGGATGACCTTCGCGAGTAGGTAGTTGACACCCGTCTCGAACTCCTGGATGCCTGAAATATCGTACGTCTCGGCACCAACGGCTGATGAGTTCTCCGTCGCACCCTGGCCCAGCACCGCCGTGGCGTTTGAGGCAGCTACACCTCCCGTCGCCACACCTGATGACTGTGAGAGGAGTGAGACAATCATGCCATCCGTTGAGAAGTCATCGGAGTAGTTGAAGGGCTGCGCACCGCCGATGGACGCTAGCCAGCTGGACGTTGAGCAGTCAACAAATGAGTCGCGCTGTACTACCCACTGGAGCTCCTTGACGGGGTGGTTAAAGTTGAGCTGGATCTTGTTGGATGAGCTCGTGATGGACTCAGCACCCGTGTACTGTACCTGCTCAATGAGGTACTCGTGGGACTGCTGGGCGAAGCGGCGGCGCTCCTCCGTGTCGAGGTATACGTAGTCGACGTAGAGAGAGGCGGCGGCTAGTGACTGCGCCGCGACGGCCGTGGGTAGGCCAGTATTGCTCTCGCCATACTGGCAGTTCTGCCACGTCTCGAAGTCTACATTGATACGGACCTCGTGGTACTGGAGAGCGATTAGGGGAATCGCTACACCAGGGTTGCGGCAGAACCAAAACTGTAGAGGAATGTAGAGCGTCTTGGCTGGCGTACCGGCGCGGGGTAAGCAGCTGATCGTGGTCTCGCCCGCTGAGCACGTGGAGTCTAGTGGTAGAGCACGCTGGCGCTTCATTAGGACTAGGTCGTGCGTGTTGCCAAGCATGCTGTCTAGTACAGCTACAGTTCCGGCATCCGTTGAGAGCTGCGTCCAAATCTGCATCCAGTCACCATACTGGCGGTCAATGCGCTGGCCGCCGATCTCGAGCTCAACCTGCTTGATTAGGCGGTGACCGATGTAGTTGAGCCAGCGGAAGCCCGTAGTAGAGGCAGGGCCGCCAGTCGTTAGGTTAATCTCAGGTAGTACAACCTGTACGTACGTCTTGTACATTAGATCGGCGTTACGGTTAATGACAGCCGTTACACGCTTGTTGAAGTCCGCCTGGCCGTTGAACGTTACCTCAATGGACTCTACGGCGAAGTTCGTGTGGCGCTTGTAGAGGATCTTCCAAAACGTAATCTGAGGATTGCCGGAGATGTAAATGTCCTGCGCACCGTAGCTTACAAGCTGCATAAGACCACCAGCCATTTTGTGTTTATGCTCTACTGCAAGAAAAAATATTTATAGGACAAATGGACGCTCTACTTTTGCCGACCGCGAGCCCCATTCTTAATACGTTCCTCCGCTCGATTGTACTCATTTTAGTCATGATTTTTGGGTTTAAAACTACACTTTACAGTGCATATTGGGGAGCAGTAGTTCATGATGCAATTTCATTAGTCCTTATTCGCAATCTTGTTTAGAATATCCGTAATTTGAGGATTGCCAAGAACAAGTTTTGAATATAGAATATCTTTATTATCGTATAACCACTTAATATCAATTTTTTCAACAGTATCCATACACATCTGCTCCCATAAATGTAAGGTGACTAATCGTTGAGGTATATCTATATCCGAATAAACAAAGATCTTCTTCCAATCATAATGTGTCGGTTGAAAGAAGTAGTCTGAATCTAAAACTTTAACAGGGGTTTCAATATTATTTTCACGATAGTGCTTATTATATAAAGTTGCTGGTAAAAATATCGATGATTCAGACCATCCATCGGTAACAAAATGTTCATAATAATTTTGAAACCACAAGTTCATAAAGGTTGAATTTGGGGCAGCTAGCATTACTGCATTGCAGATCATGTCCGGATACCTCTCCCAAGCAAACACGCATTCATTGTTCAATAAATCTGCATATGGTCTATATGAAATAGTATCAATATCAAAATATACTCCTCCGCGCTCAATTAGTTTAACCATACGTATAATATCTGCCTTATGTGCAGTCTGTACTATTGCTTTATTACCAATGGATATCGGTATATCAACCTTTTCAAGTGTAACTATAGGCTTTAAATGATCCCACCATTCTCCAAAAGGCTCATAATGATAATACATATAAATTGTATCCGGATTATTCACAATTTTTGCAGATAGTACAGCAACATAATGAACAAATAAGAAAGGGGTTTTCTGCTCTTGCAGTCCAAAACAAAAATGTATAATGTTTGGGATAGTCATTATCTAAAAAAGAACACACTATGAAAACTGTTTAGCTATCATAATGTGCCCCCTATAAGAATCGAACTTATGACCTTTCGCTTACAAGGCGAACGCAATACCACTATGCTAAAAGGGCTTATTTTTATATGTGTTAGTTGCCTGTAGATCCAAATCCACCACCACCGCGATTATCGGGAGGAGCAGGTAGATCCTCTGCAGAATCTACGAAAACAATATTATTAAACGGTAGCCAATTATGCTGAACAATTTGGAAAAGACGACGGCCCCGTGTAATATGATAGTTCTGAAGGGCTGTATCAAGGCAATCTACACGCGCAATAAGTTCACCACGATACCCAGCATCCGCAAGACCAATCTGATTGGACATACGTAGGGGTGTAAGACTCGTAGATGAACGCGCAAGAAGAAGATAAGGGGCTGGATGTCCCCGTGAATCAATGGCTGCTGCAATTACACCAGTCTTCATTTCAACACCAAGATGCGGTGGTAGATTACCGTTGGGATTTGAAAACTCCAGTGTAGTATTACGACACAGAAGATCTACTCCTGAATCAGTAGCGCGGCGATTCTGAACATGCTGACGCATATCATCGCGATGATTGGGATCAATTACATAGAGATAAAGACTCATTTGAATATATTATGCATCCTTTATGAAAGTCGTTATCGGTGTAAAAGAAACAATAACTAACAGCATTGCTGTAACCTGTGCAACTATATTATAGATCATTTCAGTAAATGGAACTCGACCAATAGCATACCCTGCAAACGCGGAAAGAGGATTAAAGTATCCTGACGTTATGTTATGAGCAATAGTTAGAACAGAAAAGTACACTAATCCCATTACTGTCGGATTGCCTTCAGTTAGAAGTTTTGCGTATAGAACCGTAACGGTTCCTACAAGTTCAATAAAGTACTTGTACATTACTTTTAATGCAGAATCTAAAAGTTACCAAACTCCGAACTGAGGATTGTAGTTAACAAACTTGTTTTCAATATTACTGTATCCAGGTTTCTGTATACACATCGTTGGTTGAATAACAAACCAATTATCTTTTTCCATTAATTTTAGCCAACAGCGATCAAGAGCATAAAGAGAATGTTTGGATTCATCATTCATGAAGTTTTTTAATCCTTCCTTAAATGTGTCAAGTAAAGTTTGATAATAATGATTGTTTACTAAGTATGCCGTTGCTGTAGATACATACTTAGCTTTATATGTTTGGCGATCATATTCAACACATGCACTACCTAAACACAACACATCATACGGATTTGAAACAAGTTTTTCATAAATAGGGTATCCTATATTGAACTGATTCCAAACCATATCATCTTCTACAATCAAAACATTCTTCCAGTTGTTTTGAATTGCCATTTCAACAACGGCAATATGACTCATTGATGCTCCAAACGCGCCATTTCGGTGCTTAATAGCATTAAATCTTACAATCTTTTCATGATGAAAAATAGATAACTGCTTTTCTATTTCCTCTCGCCTATCGGTTCGTTCTTCTAAATTTATATAAACTACTTTCTCAATTTCTTGGAACATTTACATCTATAACCGAAACACCATTAAAATAGTAATTCCCCGGAATAGATGGGTTATTAAACCATTTTGATGGCATATAAATAGGTCGGTTTGGATTCAAGTAAGCTCCCCACCAAGAAAAAGAAGAATTTGCACAAATGCAACCTTTACATTGGCTCATCAAATACAAACTATCAAGTTCCGACTCATCAATAATGGGAAATTTACTACCAAAAATTTTATTTGCGTATTCCTTATCGTTTGTAAACACAACAAAATCTTCGTTTTTACATAATTCTAAACATTTCTTGTAATAAGATGTTAAGTTAATGTTATGTATGTGTTTAGATGGTTCCAAATAATCTCCGCCACGAACATGAATAAAAAACTTTGATTTTATATCCGGATATTTACTTAGAATTCCAGTATCAAATACTAGTTTAGGAATAAAGATGTTACGAATTTCATCTGTGTACAAAAAATCTTGGAAGTATCCTTGAAATATAACTCTGTCATTTGGAGTTATGTCCAAAGTAAGATTCTCTTCAGAAATAAGCCTAACTGTCATACCACTTATCAACTTAGTACACCAGTTTTTAAAAATAGTTTCAAAATAGTTTGCATTTGAATGAACTGTTCCTGGGCTTTGAGTTGTAAAAAGTCTATCGGGCGTATTATTTCGCTTTGAAATATAGTCTAAGAACGCAAGTTGAAAAAGTTGGTTTCCCAACCCTCCCTGCAAATACACAGTCGCAAATCCACTTATCATATTAACTTAAATTCTGTTTAGTATGTTTAGATTACTCAAATACCATTCGAGGAACGATATGCATGGCCTCTAATTCCTGTGACCATAGTTTTACTGCATATGGAATAGTCTTCATCTCAAAGTTAGTGTTAACACCACAGCTTCCACAATGGTATACATTTTCATCAGGATTTACTACTGCCAAAGTTCCACAAGTCTTACAGAATCCAGTTCGGAAAGGATCAGAAACATCCATAAGTCGTTCCTTAGTAAATAGTGCAGCGCCGTGAGAGAGCATACAATCACGCTCCATCTCTCCGACACGAAGACCGCCATCACGTGACCGACCCTCACAAGGCTGACGAGTGAGAGACACAATAGGTCCACGAGCACGAGAATGCTTCTTATCAATAACCATGTGCTTCAGACGCTGGTAGAAAGCGGGACCCATAAAGATTTCCGCCTCCATCATTTCTCCAGTCTGACCATTGTACATGATTTCATTACCGTAGGGATGCATACCAAGATCAAGGAGATGTTCCTTGAGTGTGGCAATTTTTAGGTGGGAGTATGGAGTTCCGTCACCGAGTGTCCCACGATCTACACAAATCTTACCGTACATGGTTTCCATGAGCTGAGCAATAGTCATTCGTGAAGGTACCGCGTGCGGGTTCATGATAATATCGGGACGAATACCTGCAGCCGTAAAAGGCATATCTTCCTCATTGAGAATAATACCACACGTACCCTTCTGTCCGTGTCGCGAACTAACTTTATCTCCAATCTCGGGAACACGCTCTGAAACTACACGAACCTTGACGAATGGGTATCCATCAGAGTTTTTATCATTCCAAACACCATCAACACGACACGTTTCAGAATTACGGTGCATCGTCGATGAATCTCGGTACGCATAACCATTTGGATCGGATTTCAAACTTGTAACCTTACCAATAACAACATCATTCTCCTTAATGTATGAATTCATCGCAGGCACTCCATTATCCTGAATCGCATGGTAAGCTGAGGTCTTAAATCCACGAGTGTTTTCGCGACGAGGCTTGACAAACTTCTCTTCTTTACCCGAGGAAACATTACGATGCTCCTCATCTTTGTAGATTGTGTAATACAGAGTTCGGAATAGACCACGATTGACTGAAGCTTTATTCAGAATAACTGAATCCTCCTGATTATACCCGCCGTAAATTCCAATAGCTACAATAACATTATCACCACTTGGCATTTCGTGCGTGTTCAGAATATTCATCATACGGGTCTCAACAAATGGACGCATTGGAGTGCATAGAATATAGCCATTCTTATCTAGGCGCTTAGCATAGTTTCGGGCAAAGATACCCATAGCCTGCTTACCCATAGCTGATTGGTAGGTATTACGAGGAGACTGGTTATGATCACTGAATGGAATAGATGATGCCATATGACCAAGAATCAGAGTCGGATGAATCTCGCAATGAGTATGATTAGTGATTTCATTAGGAAACATCGCAACCTTAATATTTTCAGTCTCTGCCGGATCAATGTACTCAATACAAGTCTTTACCCAATCATTCCACTCTTGAGGATCTGAAGGAGGCGATAACATCTTACCATTTTCTACCCGAAACAGTGGACGAACAAACCGACCACCATCAGTTTCAACATTAATGATATCTTGCTGAATCTTCCATGAAACACCAGTATGTGGATGTAGACGAAACAAGATCTTTGCCTTCTTTAGATAATCATAAACTGCCTTCGGATTTGAAGTATATCCTACAATAACGCCATTTACAATTAGGGCAGTTCCCTTGTAGATGTTAAGATTATTGAGATCAGTAATCCATGTCATCTCGCACGGCAGATCATTGAGAACAGATAGTACGACTAGTGAAGAACTATGTTGAGTTACTGAAGTTAGCATTGACATACCCTTCACAATACCTACTGAATGACCCTCGGGAGTTTCTACTGGGCAGACATAGCCCCAAGATGTTCCATGTAGCTTGCGAGGAGCTAGGAGCTTACCTGATTTTTCAACCGGAGTCTGAATACGGCGAAGATGGCTTAGAGTAGCAGAGTATGATAGACGATTCAGAACCTGAGAAACACCTACCTTTGTAGCAGTAGAAGCCGTAGATGTAGTTCCAAGCCCCTGAACCGTGAAGTTACCTGTAGCTAGCGCCTGCTTCAACTTTCCCTCAATAGTCGAAACTTTTAGGATCTTGTAGAGGTTATTAATGTTCAAGACTTCTAGAGGACGAGGAACTTCGCGCTTCTTCCATGTATCGTTATTGACCTCATGCACAAACTTTGATCGAATATCCTTGCATACCTTCTGAAACAGTTGGCGGAAGAGATGAGTTAGAAGAGCACCAGTTGTAACTACGCGCTTATTAGGGTAAGCGTCTCGATCATCAATCTTCATAATCCCCTGCTCGGTAAGAATCAGCTTCCTGATAATCCAAGCAGTTAGAATCATCTTACGCGCCTCAAGCGTCTTTGGAGGCGCTTTCTCTCCACCAAACCTGACGTGTGGTAGATACTCGGTTTCCAAAAGAGAACGAACATATCCCTTCTTGTCTTCGGAGGTAGTACCGTACTGGAGGTGATGGGTGAGGTACTCAATAGCATCATCGCGAGTATAAATCTTAATATCCGAGCATTCCTTGAAAGAAGCCGCAAGCATATCAAGATTCTTCTCATCCGGATTCTCGCCCCAAATGAGTTCGGCAATTTCTTGATCAGATTCAAGACCGAATGCACGGAACAATACCATCAAAGGAATATCTTCACGGAAACGAGGAACGCATGCAGTTAGAGGATACCCAAAACCATTAAACTTAGAGCTAATTCGGATCTCAAGCTTCTTAGGAGGAGTAGTGAATGATTCGTGTAACGACTTCATTTCAGCAGAGAAACCAAACTTTGATGAAGTCTTCTTGTTATAGAAGATCATGATCTGATTATCAGCAACTTTCTCCTGACTGAGAATAGTACGCTCTGAACCATGGATTAGAAAGTAGCCAAACGGATCATAACTACACTCTCCGATCTCCTCTTTTGATAAAGGATAGTCCTTCATAATACATAGTGATGATCCAAGCATAACTGGAATCTTACCTAGCGAAACTCCCTCAAATACCTTTACTTCTTCATCAAATGTTCCATAGGTTGGTGCCTTGTATGACCTAGCAGTAAACCGAATATCACAGAACATTTGGGCAGAGTATGTAAAGTTACGGGTACGTGCATCTTGAGGAAACATAGGCTTGATACGCCCAGTAGCTTCCTGAATTCGTGGCTTGATGTAACTAATATTTTCAAATGAAAGACGGAACTCGTACTTATACTTCTTTGTTGACTCATCCTGTTCATGCCAAACTACAATTGGAGCAGTCGAGCATACAATGAGCGGGAGCTTGTTACGAATGAAGTCCTCAAAGGACTCAATTTGATGCTCTACCAGCTTATGAACACCATCGTTCTTAAAATAAGTCGAAATTGCGCTCCAGTCCATGGTACTTCTTGGAGTTAGCTTCTCCGTAAATCTATTTATTCGTTTTGTAATAATAGATGGATGCAACAAAATCTGTAGTTATTACGAAACTAGGAGGGGAACCAACTCCCGTTTCCACGGGAGGAAAGAAGGTTAAAACTATGAAGACCTTTCCCCGTGGCGTATTAAAGAAGACTCAGAAATCAGGTAGTAAACTACTAGTTATAAAACCAGTATCTGATCCAGCAAAACCTCCACCAACAAAGAAGAATATGCGCAAACATACTATACGATTGGTTACCGATAAAGGAGAAATCCATCGTCGAAAAACAATTAAGAATAAGATTTCCAAAATGTCAAATAAGGAAGTAGATCATCTTGTAGTAGAACACAAACTTCTAAAAAATCCAAAAACTCCAATGTTTCTAAAACGCGAAATGTTAAAAGGCGCTATGTTAGCTGGATTCATTTCAAGTTAATAAGTAACTGGAATGACGGCAGTATGGGGTCCAATGGGATGGATTACTCTTCATTCAATATCTGCAAATTATCCGGAAGTGGCCTCAAATGAAGACAGAAGTATCGTTAAAAGGTTCGTAGAACTTTTTACGGAAACGATATCATGCCCAAGCTGTAAGGGACATTTTTCAAACATGTACAAATCTTACACTATGCAAAACCCAAATTGGGCAGATAGTCGTAATAATCTTGTTCTGTTTACACTTCGAGCACATAATACAGTTAATAAACGTCTTGATAAGCCAAGACCGTCTACTGTATTTCAATGCCTCGCTACTCTTAGGGAAATTACTAAACTTAAAAGCGCTTCCGATTATCGAAATAGTTATCTTATATATTTAGGTAATAATTGGGTACGTGAAGGTGGTGGCGAAGGTATGATACAGATGGGTCATGTTCGTGAAATGCGTAAAATAAATGATCAGTACTGGAATCCTCGTGAAACTAATTTTTCTATATCTGTACCCGAAGCCGATATTCTTACTCCTATCGCAACAATTAACCGAATGATAAGTCCATTCACGAATACGGTATTATACTCACAACCAAATACTCCAATGCTAGGATTTAAGTTCAAAGGGGGCAAATTTTTGTTTGGGCGTTAGGCCAAGGAAGTGAAATACGCGGCTTCATTTCCCAATCATGACTTTTCATCCAAGGGTTACGAGTTTCGGTATGAAGTTAATCGGGATACTTTACAAGCTT